CCAAGGATTACTGGACGGAAGTGGCTGCATATAACATTACAGATAAAACGCTTACTGGACTTGCTTATGCAGACACCTGGGGCTTTAGTTACGCTAGAACTATAATAAATCCCATTGGTTCCAGTAAAGCGGGCTCAGGAACTTTCATTGTAATGGAAAAGCATAATGTATAATGGTTGCAAATCCCAGAAAACCTTCCGAGGAATTAAATGCTGGATCGGAAAATAAGGCGGAAGATATATCTATTGTTGTTGCAATAGTTAAAAAAACAATAATGTATGTACAAAAACAAGCTGCTACAGTTTTAAAGGTATCGAATAATCCAGGGATTACTATTTATGACCCGCCACCACCACCCCCTACTTGACTATCTCTTTTATGGCAAATAAAAAAAACAAAAACAAACTATATCCTCCACAACTTAATTTCATTAACCCTTCCAGCGTTCGAATAAAATCAGTAAGATTAACAGAAAAACAAAAACATTTTTTAAATATTGCGCTGGATCCGCAGACCAACATTATTTTTATTAACGGGCCTGCTGGATCTACTAAAACCTTTATGGCGGTATATGCAGCCTTATGCCATCTATCCAATAATCCTGACTTAGATTTGCTTTATGTTCGTACCATAATAGAGAGTGCGGATAAGGGAATTGGCGCTCTTCCAGGAGCTGTAGAGGAAAAGTTCAATCCTTATATGGCCCCCTTAAATGATAAACTCACTGAACTCCTCCCTTCCAACACCACCATCAAAAGAGAGCTCATAGAACAAAACAGGGTCCAAGCGATTCCAATCAATTTTCTTAGAGGGGCCAACTGGATAAACCAGATAGTAGTCGCTGACGAAGCTCAAAACTTTTCTTACAAAGAGCTCGTTACCTTAATAACAAGAATTGGGAAAGGCAGTAAATTATTCGTGTGTGGTGACTTCATGCAAAGCGACATTAACGGAAAATCAGGATTCAAGCAAATAACCAATTTATTTAATGACTCGCAAAGTAGAGCAGAAGGGATTCATTGCTTTACCTTTAATGCTCAAGACATAAAAAGAAGTAAAATATTAAAATATATTATATCTCGCCTAGAAAAAGTGTAATATATTTCGTGGATGTTTCAAATATAACTCAAATTGCTGTAGCTCTGGTATCTATTGGAGCTACTTTATTTAGCGTTTGGGCGGGCAAGCGTTACATGGATAAGCGTAAAAAAGACTGCCTTGTGAATGAAACAATTCAAAATGCAAACGTTTATACCGCATTACAATATCTTCTTGAAGAAGCTGGGGCTGATAGAGCTTATGTATTGGAGTTTCATAATGGAGAGCATTATTTTTCGGGAAGAGGGCAGCAAAAGTTTAGCTGCAGCTATGAAGTGGTAAGAGAGGGGATAAGCGCAGAATCAGAACAGTCTCAAAACCATCGAGTATCCAATTACCATCATTACATTAGCGAAATGGTAAAAGATGGCCACTTTTCTTATTCTGATACAAAACTTATAAATGACGTGGCGTTTGTGCAAATGCTTAATCAAAAAGGCATTAATGCTATTTACAACGTTCCATTAAAAACTTTAAATGGAAAAATCATAGGAATCCTGGGAATAGACTTCGTTAATTCTTCTCCTAAAACAAAAGAGATAGGTTTTGATAAAAGTGCCGATAAAACGCTACAGGATTTCCTTCGACATCAAGCTAGAATCATAGCGGGCTATTTAATATAAATATATTCAGAAAAAAATCATTAACTATAAAATACATTATTAACATGAAATCACTATACTGCATAACTCTTGCTCTAGTCGCTCCGTTCTTTATTGCGGCAGCGGACAAAAAAGTCGTAGCAAAACATCTACAGGACATTTCCGTAACCATTAAGGCTCAATCTGGCTATCAAAAGAGCGAAGGTTCAGGAGTTTTGATTGTCAGAGAAATTGAAGGCAAAAAAGTGACATTCGTACTTACTGCAGCGCATGTAGTGGATAATTTGCGCTCTACTCGTGAAATTGTAGATGAAAGGGGTAGTATCCGAAAAGTGGTAGAATTCAAAGATGCCCAAATAGTAAAAGAACTCGTGGAAGGTGGCCGTCGAGTAGGGGAAATAAAAATGGATGCTGAAATCATAAAATATTCTGATATGGACCACGCACATGATTTAGCGCTTTTAATGGTTAGGGCGAGAGATTACGGAAAAGAAGGCGCTACGTTTAAACTGGGCGACGAGGACAATATCGTTCCAATCGGCACCCAGCTTTATCATGTTGGCTCTCTTTTAGGTCAAATGGGCGCAAATTCAATGACTACTGGAATTATGTCTCAAGTTGGGAGAACTTTAGATAAGACTGAGTATGATCAAACTACTGTAACGGCTTTCCCTGGGTCAAGCGGAGGGGGAGTGTATTTGACCAACGGCACTTATGTTGGCATGATAGTAAGGGGCGCGGGCGAAGGCTTTAATTTGATTGTTCCTATTCGTAGAATTCAACAATGGGCCAAAGATGCTAAAATCAGCTGGGCCCTAAACCCTGACGAAAAAGCTCCTAGCATCAAGGAGATTAAAAAACTCTCTATAGAGGATTCTGGGTTTTCAGGAGGTAAAGATGATGAAAAAACTAAATCTTCTTCAAGTAATGTATTTAAAAAGTTCCCTTATTTAATAATAAAAGAAAATACTGTTAAAAGTGATTAAAATTGATTTTTTAATAAATTAAACATATAATTATATCATGGCACATGAATTTTGCATGAATTGTGGTCATAAAATTGACTATAGCTTGAAAAAGCCCAATTTTTGCCCACAGTGTGGTAATGGTATGAATGAGGCTTCGAATGCCTCAGTGGTTAATGAGGTTGCAGAAGTAGCGGATTCGGTTTCTCCCCCCAGCGAACCTAGAGTCAATAATGGCCCTTGGTTGAGCAAAGGATTGGAATATTCTGTTAACGTAAATACTTCTTCTCGGGTTACAATGGCTGATTTAATTAGGGAGGCTCAAGCAAATCCTGACGCTACGCCTAGCCAGATAAATCGACCAGAACCCCCTCCTTCGGATGATGATGCCTTGCAAAAGGCAATGGATGAGTGCCTACCTTCCCGTGAATCCGAAGATCTAGGTGGCTAAAAAGAAACCCGAACAATTTGAAGACCATATAAATACCGTTGACGCCGAACTTGAAAAAAGGCGCGGACGGTGGTTTTTACAATCCATAGCTTGGATAGACTTTGATGACGTAAAGCAAATCATTAGATTTCACTTATATCTCAAATGGGAGCAATGGGACCAAAAAAGAGCGCTTAAGCCATGGCTGAATAGAATAATATCTAACCAGCTGAAAAACATACTTAGGAATTATTATGGGAATTTTGCTCGCCCCTGCCTAAGTTGTCCCTTTAATCAATCTCCCAACGACGACCCTTCTGCCAACCCTAAGGGAATTGGCGAATTATGTGGCTTTACTCCAAGCGGTATGCAATGCAGCGAATGCCCCCTCTTTGAAAAATGGGAAAAAACCAAAAAATCCGCCCATGACATAAAAATGCCCCTTGCACTGGAGAACCATCAGCATGACTTAAAAAGCGACAGCGGGAGAGACTTTGCGATAGATAAGGCGGCTGGGCTACTACATGGTGAAATGAAGAAAGTACTAAGTCGGCGCCAATATGAAATATATGAAATG